AAAGCACGGGTATTTCAACGACGATCATAAACCAGGTCCTGAGTTTAAGGTCGGACAGCCTACAGAGGCTAAGCTAACAAAAAACGGTCTTTGGGTTAAAGGATTTCTTTTCAAGAATCCTAATCCCAAGGAAGAGAGTCGCGCAGACTATTACTGGGACTTGATGAACCAACTGAGTGCATCGGGTTCTGACCGCAAAGTAGGCTTTTCTATTCAAGGAAAAGTTTTACGAAGAAACGGTAGCAAAATTGAGAAGTGCTGGATACAGGACGTCGCCATCACCACTCAACCAGTAAATACCACAACTTGGGCTGAAATAGCAAAATCTCTTTCAGCACAGAAGTGGGATTTAGTAAAAGAATCTGACGAAGATAAGAAGAAGGAAGAGGCTGAAAAAGCTCTGGCTGTAGGTATGGGGAACCCTGTGGTTCCACAGAGCTTGGAAGGCAGCAAAAAGGACGTCGTTACAGCGAAGAGCATGCTGTCCTATGATGAAGCATGCGTTCTAATCAAAAGTGAGACTGGCCTCGATACAGAGGCCGTTAAGGCCATCGTCAATATCGCGTTTGGTCTATTTGGACAGGAGTGAAGAACATGACGGAGAAGAAGATCGAAACTGGTGATCTCCAGAAGGCACTGCAGTCCCTACAGGACCTAGCCAAGGGTCACAATTCTCGTGGCACGGCTACTACTGAGGTTGTTGGCATGGTTGCAGAGTCTGGAGCAACGCAGGTGTTCCACACACCTAGCAACTCTAGCCCCGCATCGTGGGCAGGTACCTCGGCTTCTAGCGAGGACTGGAGCGACTCTATTGGCCCTGACGGCACGGACTACAAGGTAGCCGGTGCAAAGATGCGCAAGAGCGTGCTTAGCAAGATTGCTAAGGGCGAGGCTCTTACGCAGGGCGAAAAGAACTTCGTCGCAAAGGGTGGCCTTGATAAGTTCAAGGACATGGAAAAGGCCAAGGAGGCCAAGGGAGACATGGCAGAGAAGGCCATGGCACCTCGTTCCATGATGGCGAAGGCCAAGGACGAAGACGAGGATGAGGAAGAAGACGAGGTCTCGAAGGCTGAAGAGCACAGCGACGAGGCTGAGGACCGCAAGCTTATCCGTGAGATGATGAGCAAGGAAAAGAAGAAGGACGTGAGCAAGTCCTTCGCTGACCACGCAGCTGAAAACCCGGCTGTTAAGGGTGGCTTCGAGGTATCGGAGTTCCTGGCAGGTTTCGCACAGGTGATGCACAAGTCGCTTTCGTCGATGGAAGCACGTATCACTGACCGCGTACTAACCGGTCTAGCAAAGTCGGACATCGAACAGGGCGAAGTGCAGAAGTCGATGGCGGAAGCACTTGCACGTCTTGGAGAGGTACTAGCGGCACAGGCACAGCGCATTGACCAGGTGGAGTCGGGACCGGCTCGCGCTGCAAAGAGCACGCTGTCTAAGTCGGGTGTGGCTCCAGAGGCTGCGCAGGAGCTTAACAAGTCTCAGGTAACGGGAGCATTGGTGGACCTGGTTCAGAAGGGTCTAGCCACGGCAACGGATGTTCTCAAGTATGATGCGACGGGCGAGCTTTCGCCTGAGCTTCGTCAAAAGGTAGTCGGTCGTCGCTGAATCGACGTTTAAAGTAAGGAGTAGAAGACAATGACTGTAGGACTAAGAGCATTCCAGGCAGGTACTGTCGGCTCTGGATTCGGCGCTGGCAGCGAGGCTGACATCGCGGAACTGAGCAAGGCACTTGAAGCCGGTTATCAGATCGGCGCGGGCAGAACGGGTGGTAGCGCACTTCGCGTAGAGTCCCTTGAGGCGAGCCTCAAGGTTCTTACGTACACTTCTTCGCACGTGAAGCTGTGGAAGAAGATGCCAAAGAGCCCCGCGTACAGCACGGTTGAAGAGTACAACCAGCTGACTGATTACGGCGGAGAGGCTTCTCCGTTCGTTCAGGAAGGCGAACTTCCGCAGGCGACTGACGCCAGCTACGTACGTCGTACGCAGTTAGTCAAGTTCCTCGGCACGACCCGCGAGATCACGCACCAGGCAACGCTTGTGCATCCCGCACACGGAGACCTCATCGCCCTTGAGAACCAGAATGGTATTCTCTGGCTGCTCTCGCAGGTAGAACGTTCGCTGTTCAGTGGCGACTCGTCGCTCGCGTTCGATGGTGAGTCGGAGCAGTGGGACGGTCTAGACGCCCTCATTGACGCAGCTAACGTCATCGACCTAGAGGGTAACACGCTGCAGGAAGCGGACATTGAAGAGGCAGCAAACCTCATCATCGAGAACTTCGGTTTCCCGACCGACATGTTCCTCGGTACGCGCACCATGAGCGACCTGGTCAAGACGTTCTATCCTCGTGAGCGCATCCAGCTCCCGGCACCGATGAACGGACAGGTTGGTAACACCATCCAGACGATGGCAACGCAGGCGGGCGTGATTGAGTTCAACCCAGACATCTTCATTCGCCGCACGCCTACGCCGCCTGCTGCTGCACTTTCGCCCTCGGCACCGGCAACCCCGGCTTCGATCGCGGCTGGTGCACCTGCTGGCGCAACGGGCGACCACAACAAGGGCGCTCCTGCGGGCACCTCGAACTTCGCTTACGTTGTTACGGCGTGCAACCGCTTCGGTGAGTCGGCGCCTACGGCATTCGCTGGCGCGGTTACCGCCCTCACGCAGGTACAGAAGGATGCAAGTAACGCGCTTCCGCTTACCATCACCAACCCGGCAGTTATCGGAGCATTCCCTCCAGAATTCTTCCGTATCTACCGTTCGGCAGCGTCGTCCTCTTCGACTGTGCCCTCTTCGCTGGCCAGCTACGCTCTAATCGCGCAGGTTCCTGCGTCGAGCCAGGCTGCCTCGGGTACGACCTCGTTCTCGGACGTCAACCTGATTCTTCCGTTCACGTCGTCGGCATACCTTGGTGAGTTGACGCCAAACGTCGTCACCTTCCGTCAGCTGATGCCTCTGATGAAGATGGACCTCGCGGTCCTCTCGCCCGCATACCGCTGGATGATTCTTCTCTACGGTACGCCAGTCCTCTTCGCCCCCAAGAAGTGGATGCGCTTCATCAACGTTGGCCAGCTGAGCCTCCGCTGATAGTTGAGTAAAGAGGGGCGGTGACCCCGCCCCTCTTTAACAACCCATGCAGTGCGCCATTTGCGAAAAGCAAATATATGGACATAAGGCACCTACAAAAGGTAAGCCCGTTGTCTGTGGTTCTTGTACCCTTACCAAAGTAGACTCAGCTGTAACTAAGACAGGTAAGAGCCTGTATCAAATCAGAGCTGATATAGCAAAGATTACAGCTGATCCAACGCGGCATGAAGATTACACTATGAGTTTTGTTGCAGTACGCAGTAACTACGCTAGGGAGAAAACGATACTGCTCGGAGGTAAGCATCCTCTGTCGTTCGATTCAAGAGGGGTGGCACTTTGCCCCGCACATCTGTGTGAACTCTTGGAGCACGAGATGAGTGCTAGACCCGGCAGGTACTGGTATGAAGAGTCGTCGGAGTCATCCCCAATCTCTACTTCGGTTCTTGTAGAAAAAGCGGTTGCTGTACCTGCGGTAGTCGTGGCTCCTGAAGAGGAGAGTGCTTCTGAAGAAGTCACGCCACCTGTAGAGATTTCTGTTTCCTTCGACGACGAACCTAAAAAAGCATCCAGCAAGACTAAGCAGAAGAAGTGACGGAGGATTAAAATGGCTAAGGCACGTGTAGTGATTGGAGATACCAATAGCGCAGAGATTGACGCCCTAAAGCGTTCATTCAACTCTTTGCTCGTAGTTCTTGAGCGTGTTTGCAACGAAGTTGAAGCGACCACGCTTACCCCTCTGCAGGGTTTCGTGGCGCTCAACGCTGCGTTACGCACTGGACGAGACGCAAGCGCACCTTCGGGAGCAGCTGCTCACGTTGGTACGAACAGGCTCATCCCTGGCGTTAAGTCTACCCCGCAGATTCCGCCTCGCTCGGAGGAGTCGGCGGCAGCCCTCGTTGAAATGGCAGTTGCCGATAAGTATTGACAGTACAAACAATACTTATTCTCCCTTTGCTTCGGCAGTGGGATCGAAGCCGCCGCAAGGCGGCTTCTGCTTTAGCATAGTACTGGTCGTGTAGTCTGCTAAATTAAAGGCAGTGTAGCCTCATTCTTACGCGTATGCTACACTGCCTTTATACTTTGGGGTTTTCATGACAACGCCTTTACTTTTACAGAGCACTCCGTCAAGTGTCGTAGTGTACTTGGAACT